CTTTGTCATTTTTTATATCAATATAACAGCCTATCGGAAAGTCAATATCTAAACTATGATAGTCAACGCCACCAATAGTTTTATCATTCCACCATTCTGGAACAACCGATCCGGAATTCCAGTCATTTGGCTTAAAAATAATATGAGCTTCAGCGTCGTCTTTTGCAGCCGACTTATAGGCAGTTATAAGAAAACGAATATTAACAGGATGTTTTTTGCAATCGGGATCGTCATAATGAGACATGCCTTTTCTTAAAAGCGGTTCATTGTCCGTTGCATAATTATAAAGATATGCGACTTGATCACCAATATCGTGTCCCCACGTTGCATCAACAGCAAAATCAGATGTCTCTTTGAACTCCGCACCGATTGTTGAACAACCGTTCATCATTGCACTCGCAACATCTCTACTAGGCATCGGAATCACCGACCTCTCTGATCTTAAGCACCTCTGATCCAGCGTCGAGAATCAATTTTCTACAAACGGCAAAATCAAAATGCTCGCTATTATATTCATCCTTAGCAGACTGAAGGAGAGTCATAATCTCAACGACTTCTTCCTGATGCATCAGCAATTCATTATACGAATTTAATTTTCTCAAAAGATTATCAAGCAGCTTGTTGACATCTATTTCCGTATGTTCGCAAGCAGTAACCGGATCAACACATAACAAAACAAAAAAGATAGAACTGCGTAGGGATTTTTTGAACGCTGCAATTTGACCGGATGTAAAACTACCGTAAATTGTATCCATTTCAATCACCCCATTAATCATATGAATCGTTATAGTAATCCCTATCACGAATCACTTTTTGTAAATCTTTCTTGAGTGTTTCCCGACGTTCCATGTTGCTCTTCAAATCATTCTTTAAAACTTTTTCTTCCTTCCCGCCAATGGCCAAAGCTAAAGTAAGATCTGTATCGATATGATGATCTGTCCAAGCCAAGACCATTGCGCGAGAAAGAATATCTATTACGAATCTTTCGTCAGATTCATCACTGATTGATTTCACTAGTTTATACGTGAATTCTTCGTTGTCTGAATCAATCGAATAAGAGATGAAGATTTTTTCAACATACGGAAGAGCTAAGCCACTTTCTAAATAATCAAGCATGATCTCAGCGTAATCGCTATCTGATAAACTCAACAGCTTTCTATCTTTAATCCTGCTTAAAAAACGATTATAGATGGTCTTTAACTCCATTCAACTCACCTCAATTTTTCACAAGAAAATCTCGAAGGTCAGTATTTAGAACTTCGTCAATCGCCAGAATTTTAGAAAGAGACGGATAATTTTCGTTGTGAATCATGCTGATCGCTGTAACCTTGATAATCTCTTTAATAGTAGGAGAGCAGGTACGAAGCATTTCTTCAAACTTAGCATCATCCATGTCAAATAATTCCTCGGGATATTCAACGCCGATAAGAAGTTTATAAGTATCAGTCATATCCTGTTTCCAGGCTTCACGAATATCGTCGTCCTCGATAATAATTTGAGGAGCAGTAATGATGTCTTTCTTTCTCCAAGCCTGGAGATCGCGATACATGACATCTTCCTCTGCGCCAAAGTGATCCCAGACATAAACAACATTCTTATCGACACTTACATCAACTAACTTCCACGGCGTTACACTTTTACAAGTGATATATTCATCTAAAGCAATCTTCCTTGCAGGTTTCTGCACAGGGCTTCTATCCTTATGATCCTCAACAACATCGGACTCCTTCATAGTCTCTACAGTTGAATCCGCATCAACTTCCTGTTTACTGAAGCGCTCTCTTGCTTTATCAACCATTTCATCTGTTGCTGTCTGCATATGACTAGAAGCCTTGAAACCTTCAGACTTCAAATATGAGATTACTTCTTTATTTGAAACCCCGAGTTCTTTTGATAAATCATTAATAATCATATATTTATTCTCCTTTTATTCCTTGCAATCATGCTATTAGCCAGTGATCTTAATCTCACCAAACAGTTCGTTCATAACAACACCGATACCTTCTTCATAATAAAGAGCGGCTTCAACAGTGCGGTCTTTTCTTGCGAACGTGTCGGTGTCTTCGTGGAATTCAACATCGCCAGAGACAACGAGCTTAATCGGCTTGAAGTCCGGATCAACCGGCATAATGTAAATCTTTGTATTGTCAAGAACGCTAGTATGCGTACCAATCTGGTTGACACGCGGAATAGCATAAACATCATAGCCTTCCCACTTGCCAAGCATACCTGTCTCATAGCGCTCATTCTTCATATCGTTAGAATACAGATCGTACGACACGGTGCTCTGAAGCTTTGTAATGGCGACCTTCGAACCAACAAGAAGAACATCCTTGCCTGTGACAGAGCGAACAAGTTCGATATGATCGATAAGAGTTGGAACTGTTGCCGCAGAAATAGCGCTCTGAAGAATCATGTCGCTCGGAAGAGACTGATCAATGCTCATGAAGGCCGAATAGAGAGCGGCGCGACGGTACGCAACAACACTTTCATACATACGATCAACGAGCTGAGCAAAATCAATTCTGCCAAGCTGGAACATCTGGAAGTCAGCATAAACCTTAATGGCATACCAATCCGTATCAATCGTAAAGGTCTTGCCGGGTTTAAGAGCCTGGCGGACGATATCCTGATGAGAACCGGCGAATTTAGAAACAGTCAGAAGAGAGTTGTCTTCAACATAGAACTCATTCATATCACCGGCGCCAGTATTGATCTGTTCAACATATGCTTCAAAGAAAGCATTGTTGTCATTCCAACCGGACACTGTTTTGTCGACGAGGACGTTTTCAATAAGAGACGCAATTTCCTTGCCGTGATCTCTCCACGCCTGACGACGATCTTTGCGGTTAGCTTCTTTATAGTTGATACCCATAATACGATCAAACTGATTACGGATGATCTCACTAACCTGTTCTTTGGAATACTCAGTATAGATGTTGCGAGAAGCATTCATCATGAGATTATCAAACTTGACATAGTTTTCATTATTGTTCTCAAACGCATTAATAACGTTTGCCGAAAAATTCATAAGATTAGCCATGACTATTATTCCCCCTTTCTTTAATATTTAATTATTCAGAGATCTGAATATTCTGAACGCACTGAATGCGAACAATCTTGAACTGCCCGAGAGAATCGGCGGCGATACTATGAATCTTACCGATGAAACCATAAGTAGAAGCCGACGGAGCAGAAGCCTGAGCAACCCACATACCATTGCCATCGACGACAACATACTTACCTACAGCAATATTCTCAGCGGAAGCATCTGTGAACTGATAATCAGCAACAGCAAAAATTTCCTGAGAATCATTCAGCACTTCATAAGAACGAGAAAGCTTACCGGCTTTATTTTCGAAATAGACAGGAGCTTCCTTTCCTTTCGTTGCCGCATCCTTCACAACAGGGTCTGTGCCAACAACGGCAATCTTATCTCCGACAGCAGCGATAGTCGCATAGATCTGCTGGAGATCCGCACCAGTAAAATCACCAATCTTAACAGCAACACCGTTGTCGATAGCGATAGCATTTCCTTCGCCATCGCGAACAAGCGTATCATGAATTCTGCCGACGTCAGTCGCTTTAAGACGGCTTGACTCGAACAGTCCGTGGAAACCAAGTTCGGCTCCGTTTGTATTTACAAACGCCATAATATTTATTCCTCCTTTATTTAATGTTTGTTATTTAATAAGTTTTTTAAAAAATCAGATTCATGATCAAAAGCCCCAAAAGCAAAGATCTTAGAAGTCTTAGAAGTATCTTCATCATCTCTGTTGTGTCTTTCAAATGAACCGACTCGTTTTACACATTTTGCAAAAGCAAGATCACATGCCGTTCTTAATTCTTCCGGCGTGTATTCTGAAAGCTTTTCGCTGATCTCAACAAACTCAGGTTCCGTAGCAAAGTTCGCATAGGATTCGTCAGAAATAATCTGGTTGCGCTGAGCATTAAGATCCTTCTCTCTGTAATCATTTAGTTCGGCCTCAATAGTAGAGTAGTTGCTTCGCATAGAATCGAGATTATCCTTTTCTTCTTTAGTAAGCAGCTCTTTGAACAATTCGAATCTATCGCCTTCAAACGCTACATTGTCGCCGTCCTTTACATAGTTCTGACCAAAGAGCTTGTCTCCATTCCAGTTTGCATAAACAAAGTGATCATCATAGACAGCTTCGATATAGTACCACTCATTATCATTGTCGCTCACCGAATCAAGTAAACGATACAGCGCATAACGAATGTCATCGTGCGAAAGCTCATATGTAGAATGTCCATTGTTAATGACTCTAACATCAAATGTTTCTGTCTCAGATTCTGCACCTGATTCATCGGCAGATTCATCATTTGAGCTATCAACATTATCAGACGCCTCATTTAAAGATTCTTCTACGTTATCAATAACTTCGGTTTCATTATTGGTATCAGTATTAGAATCTTCGAATTCTTCTACGTTTGTATCAATGTTTTCTTTTTCAAAATTATCTTCGTGCATGGGTTGTTCTACCTCCTTCCCGTTAAGATTCAAGTTATCAATTTTATTACACAACTCGGCCAATACTTTTTTTAATTCATCTTGGGCGGGAATGTTCGCGAAGAAATCAACGGATGTAGCCTCGAAGTCTTTAATCTTAACATTAGCGTTTTTCATACCTGGCTGTACTGCATCACCGTCGGGTGTCTTACCCAAAATAGTGATACCAGCGAAGTAACCATCTTCAATGTTTAGCAATTTGTTTTTGGCGTCATAAGACATCTTAGAAACAGCAATTTCAACACTGGCCGCGCATTCTTTTTCTCTATTAAGAATTTCAACCGCCTTCGTGTATTCGTTGAAGAGATAACCAGTAATCTTAAGATTATAATTATCATCTTCTTCGTTGTACTCTAACGTTGCATTGTTAGTTTCTGGAATCACCCCGACAGCGATTTCGTCATAAACAATCTCATCCGTATCAGGATCAATATGCATGTTGTGAGTATAGAAACAAGGCTCGCCATCTACTTCATGAATATAACCAAGGATAGGTCGATTCTTGAATGTCGGAACAAGCTTGTCTTTCATAACATCATAATCTATATAAGAACGGTTAAGATTTGAACCGGTATTAGCAGCAATGAATTCAACTTTAGTTAAACCATCGTCGTCGTCGCTCTCTTCATAATTTAAACTACCCAAAGAATGGACAAGAAGAGGAGTTCCCGATTTCGAGGCGTCAAAATAGTACGACCGCTTTCTATCACTTAACACAGAATATAAATCGTTTAGCGTTAAAAAGTTTTTTTTACAACTCACCTGTTTTTCCCTCCTTTCTTTTGATATTTTAAATTATATGAATAGTTTATTAGTAAAACTAAACTTATCTTGTGAATAATGTTTGATTCTTTCGGGATCATTCTCAAAAATAAAATACTCATCGTTTTGAGAGATCAATATAAAACCGGCACTGGATAGTAAATCAGCCGTTTCTTTATCATTCGTAATAATAAAAGGTTTATCCATATAACTCACCCCTTATCTATACGTTATTCTTTTCGCCATCACGAGTATCAATACCTTCATCTGACAGATCAGAATCATCTTCTTCATCACGACCCGTATTCTTATCGCCAGCTTTATCAGTAGTGGTATATGATGTCACAAGAGGTTTCATCATATCTTTGATACCGAGCGCATTATCAAACATTAATTCATTAACAGCTTCATACGGTGTTTTGCCCAAAGCGGTTAGATAAGATAGTAGCGAACCGCCAAATGAAAGTTCGTCCTTCTTTTGTGCAATATAATCTTCAACGTTGTACCAATCTATATGGTGAATAGACAGAATATAGTTTGTCGAAATGTTTTTCTCAATAAAGTAATTGAGCCACGACTCAATCCTGTTCACATACACCCAGACATTTGACATATCATTTCTAATTGCAAACTTTAAACCAACAGAGTTTGTAGAACTTCCGCCAGCAACAACAAGCTGAGAAATACCAGCATTATTAAAAAGATTGCTGACGCTTCGTGCAAGCCTATCTGTTGAGTTCGCAACGTCAGAATGATCGAAGTCAACCACTTGTAAGTCATCGGTAATAGGAAGTAATCCTGTGCCGACCAAAGACGGAACCGATTCATCAAGCGCCTGTTGCATAGATTTAATTAAATTAAGAGACACAGAAAAGTCGTCAACCTCTTCACTGTTCTTAATAAAAGGAATCTTTGTAATAAGAAGTTTATAATTCTCCAATTCGTCTTTTGAGGCGATAATCCTTTCAAGATCACTGAGGTCGAGAAGACTAATAAACAAACCTACAAACAGCGGGAGAGGAACATCAAACTGATCATCTGAGCCTGCGATCATGCAAAAACACTTTTCGGGCGGTAGCATAAACCATCTCGAATTTCTACGATCCTCAAGATACGCATTGTATCCTTCTACAAAGACATCATCCCACAGACCGGCGCCGTCACCGTTGACGCCCTCAACATAAATACGATTGTTACCACTAAAATATGTGGCATCGAAATACACAATCCATTGTCCAGCAGAATTCTTCCCCCATATGCGACAGTACTTAATATCTAACGGCATCAAGAAAGTATGATCGCCATCTCCATACACATAGCCTACATACATACCGTCACGAACCGTTTGATAGATTGCGTTCTGAAAATATTTTTTCAAATCAAAACCATGTATACGCTTTGCAACTTTGTCAAAGTTTTTAATCGACTTACGTTCTTCAACGTCCTTCCACATGGTATTTGTTTGGATAAGGTTATAATAGAAATATGGACTCGTACTATAATATCTAAGGATCTTATCATATAGCGTACTGCTTCTTGCCAAAAACTGACTAACACTTCTAATGTTATCTATGTTTGCAGCGGGAGACTGTAGGTAGCCCATAATAGTATTTTTTGCGTACTGCGTATATGTTTTATTAATAGACGTCGAGACATTTCTTTGGATCAGATCATTGAGCTGCGAGTAGGTAATCTTTAAAGCGCTCTCGCGACTACTTGAATTTTCCAAAACGTCGTTGCCGTTTTTTGTAATATAATTCGGTTTTTCTGCCAAGCCACACACACCCCCTCACATAATTTTTACCGTCTAAGTTGTGGCGGTCGAACATAAAAAATCTTTCTCATTTCCTCAGAAGAAACATCTTCTTTCGGTTTGTTATTTCTAATCAAATCAGTTACAACGGCGTAAGCGTATAAGAGGCTACTGTATCTATCCTTACGCATACCAGATTTTTCATGAACACGAATGAGACCATTGGATTCATCGTGCTCAAGATTAATCAACTCGTCTATCAATAATGTTGTTTGTAGATAGGGGAGTTTAAGTTTCGCTTTCTGCATTTCAGAAAGTTTGTTGTAGCCTTTTACTGAATCGCTCAGATAATCATCTATATCATTATCATGAGCAAGAAGATTAATATTGCCGTTCATAATTCCGGCACGAAGATTTAAACACCAGTCATTGTTTGACTGAGCGTTTGCTTTAAAAGCATAAATGACCTTCGGAGCGTTCTTGATTTTACACCTGTCTGCAAGAACAGCGTTGTTGCAAACATTCAATGCACCATATGTGACACCATATTCTGGATCGAATCTATTTGTCATCAAATAGTCTAAAACCGCCTGACCAATACCGTTAGCATCAATCGCAATATAATCACAGTCATATTGGTAAAACATTCTCATTGTTAAAATACCAAGCTCATCCGTGGTTATATCCTCCTTGGTCGATATATAAACTTCATTGCTTATATATGAGTTGTCGGTCGTTGGCATCGCACTGGTTATAATAAAACAAGAAGCGTCATTATTATTTTTTTTACTGGACATTAAAGCAATATCCAGAGAGAGTATTCTTAGTTCTCCTAATTGTTTTTTTGGAACCTGAGTATTTGTAGCGCGATAATAATCAAGATCATGTAGCGAATCTTTTAATATGCGTCTACTATTTAAATCCTTAAACTTAAAAAGACTGTCGGCGCCTGCGCCCCAGAACACACCCTCTCGTTCCATAGCAAAAGTAATATCGGAGAATGTGGCCTCGCTCATTTCATTCTCTATCGACTGACGCATAAGAAGTCCGTCTTTAATAGCCAATTCATACGGAAGATCGCAGATGAAATATTTAAGCTTATCATTCAATGAGTTCGCAAAATATGACTTGGCTTTATCATAGAGTTCAGAAGATTGATAATACGCACTAGACAAATACAACTGCTGATTCATCTCTTGCAGATGAGAGTATTCCGGTTTCCTTAAATACCCTGGCTGTCTGGGTGATGCAAGCATTGGCACAAAGATAGTGTCAATTATTTTTTGCGGAATAAGCCGCGACTCATCAACGATCATCAGATTGGCACGAGCACCTCGGCTATTCTCCGTCGCAACGTACACTCGCATCCAGCTAGTGTTTTTGAAGTTAACATAAGTATCATTGACGCTAGTGCTAAACTTAGAAATCTCACTTTTTAGAATAGGAGATTTAAGCATTAAATCTTCTGTAATCTTCAGGATAACTTCTTTGGCCTGTTTGGCCGTTGCACTTGTTATGACAATTTTACTTCCAGGATAAAGAATACTTTTAACAACAGAGAAGAGAGCAGTTAGATATGTCTTTCCTAAACCACGGCTAGAGATAAACATGCTGTTATCATTGTGCATCATTTCAAATAACACTATCTTTTGAAATGTTTTTAAATGCACACCCAGTACTTCCTCACAGAAGATCTGAGGATTTTCTCGATAATAACCAGCTCTCCATGCAACAGTCTCCATTAGAGCGTCGGTTTGATCTTTTTTGATCTGCGCATCTGTGAGCTGTTTTATCTTTGCCATAATCACTCACCTTCAGCGCCAAACACTGATCCATAAATATCATCAGAAGTAACTTCACCATCTACAGGCTTCGGTTTTTCAACCTTATACTTAGCAATTTCCTCATCATATAGATCGGAGTAGCCATTCTTTAAACCGAACGCTTTGGCCAAATGACCCTTAAAATAAACATCGACGAATTTTCTTATGCCATCAACATCTTTAAATTCTGGCTCTGGTTCCGGTATCGGTTTTTCCTGTTCCCATTTTTCAATCAACTCGCCAAATGTAAGCCCATCAGTAGAGGCATTGCCCACATTTTGTTTTGGCTGCAGTTTCGCTGCATCCATAAACTGATTAAGAGTAGTCAGAAGTTTACTCGTATCTTTACCTGATTTTTGAGCCTCGTAGATTTGAAGCTGTAGCATACAGATATTAATGATGTAAGTCTCTTGACTCTTAGTATCTATCTGTGTCCGAGCCTTCCAATCATCATACTGATTCTGGAGGAAAGAATACTGAGCCGTTGTAAAACCGTCGCCAAATAATTTAATTGTATTTTTTCTGATGTTAATAGGAGTCAACTGATCTAAGCGTTCCTCTGTATCCTCAAACTTACTGTCCTTCCACGTCAACTGATTATACTGTGGTAAACTCTTAATAATTGTTATATACGCCGGAAAAACAACGGTGCCTCCGCGACGATCAACAATACCGCTTTTATCAACTTTGTCAGACATGTCTTGATATATCTGCTCAATGAATGGAAGATCCATTCTCATCAAAAGCGTTTTTATTTTTTCTTTGTTGTCAACTAATTGACCATCTTTATTTTTATCAGTTGCCTGTTCGAGGAGACATTCCTTGCATGCATAATGTAAGTATCCATCTTTGGTCTGCTGTGATTTATAAAAGTTGGCAGCAGAAGATTTCCATTCTCCACAGAACGGACAATATGTGAAATCATTTTTCAGTACACGTTTATAATCCGCAGCTAATGCTGTGTATTCTTTTCGTAAATCTCTTATGCTAAGCTTGGCCGCTTCAGGTGACGTAAGAGGATTTCTTAATGTTGCCATATAATCACCCCATTCCATTTATTCATACTAAAAGTGGCGCCCAAGGGAGCATCCCCTTGAAAGCGCCACCAGCTCTTCCAGATATTAAACGCCATCTGGAGCGTATCGAAATTCTCCTACCGGAGACTCGGATTAGTTTTCATTTTTATTTTCTGATCGAGACGACTTCATAAGTTGTTCAGTAAAAGCCCTGATAACTTTAAATCGAAGTCTCTTATGTGCAGGACATACATACGTTTCGTTTTTAAGACCGCTATACTTAACGACGTCCGGAACATCAACAACCTCAATTGTGAAGATGCCCGGGAATCTGATCTCTTCGCCTTTAAGAAGATTCTCCTCCATTACATCAATCATGCCGTTAAAAACTTTTCTGACTATCCTTTGGGAACAATCAGCCTTACGACTTATTTCCCAAACAAAATCCTTTTTAAACATGTCCTTCTTCTCCTTTGTTTTAACAATCAGAATTTGACGTCATAGAAACAGTCGAGACCATCATTGTTAATAACAGCGACAACCTGTTCGGGTCTATTTCTTAATTTGTAATCTTTTGTATAATGATCGCCGCTCCCAGACATACAACCGGCTTGAATACATTTAGTATCATAAACTGTTGACAGCGCGTTGGTATGCCTGTGACCCATCAGTACGATATCGGGTTTAATTGAGAAATACATTGTCAGCTTCTGGACGACACTATTAATATCATCACGATCCCCGTGGACAGATGCGACTGTAGTATTCCTTATATTGAACCATGCCGTGTACTCATCGATAGTGTTACTATAAAAATGAGTATTACTAAAGTTTTGGAGTTTCGCTGAGAGATAAGGAATAATGAGGAAGTCCATATTCTCACCTCTTAAAGATTCTTCTTTCTTCTGTGCTAGCCGGCTATGATTGCCAGGGGTCACATATACATGGACATTCTCAAACTTATAACTAAGCTCGGCAATAAACTCTGAGATATAGTTAACGACCATTATAAACTGATCAATCAAGTTCATGTTGTTCTCAATACGTAGGCTGTTGTGTATAATACCAGAACACACCTCGCCAATAACAACATATGCATTCTCGGAACCATGCCTTAAATAAATTTCAAAAATTTTATCTAAATAATGATTTATTCTTTTTTTTAAAACATTTTCATCGAATTTATTAAAAAAATCATTTATTTCTAAACCGGCATGTAAATCACTTAAAGATATCAGTAAATCATTATCAGACTTAATACTTCCGTTAAACTTTTTATGTTCATCATACTCAAGAGGAATTGTTACCGCATTGGCTACGGCTTCTTCAATCTGAGACTTATAATAATCTCTACGCGCCTTGTCTCTTATGTTCTTACGGTATTCATTTCTCTCATCGCGAACTTTTATTTTTTCTTCTTCTAAATCATGTTTCGCTTTTTTTATATCATTAATATATTTCTCATGTGACATATCGCTAAAGACGCCGGCCTCAAAGAATTTCTTAGCTCCTTGATAAGCACGTCTATAACTAGAAGAGGAGCAGAATGTGCTGTCTTCTCCAAAGGCATCATTAATTAAATCTGCAATATCATCCCATGATCCTTCATACTCACCCTTATCTTTAGCCTGGCCAAGTCTCCAGATGTAGCATTCCAGAGACTCGCCATCTAATCTTTTAACATTGAAACTCAACGACATCACCGCCTAACATTAAAAAGTAATATCGTCATCGAATTTTTCTGTTACGACAAGAGTTACTTCTTTACCTACAAATGGCTCGACAAGTTGAGAAATCTCGACTTGTTTAATATTGCCATTCTCGTCTTTATATGAAATAGTATTAACATCATCCATATATCCAGACACTGTTAGTTTAGTTTGCTCTGTCCGGACGAGCTTAAGACTTGATTTTCCCATATTATTCTTCACTCAAAAATATCATCAATGCATGAGATAATCTTATCAACAATATGATATTTGATAAAATCATCTTTTGTTAGGTACCAATCTTTATTGCGGTTTTTATTAAATGTCTTTTCGTCAATACCGGTGCGTTCAAGAACATAAACCTTTGAACGGTCTAGCATCTTCTTATAATTTTTCTGAGCATCCTCAATCTGTTCGGCCGTTCCTTTAAAACTTGCCGAGCCAGAATGGACGAGCATCTGTGTGTGTTCAAAAGCATATCTCTTACTACCAGCAAGGAAGATTTCAAACGCAGCCGACATGGCAACACCAGTAGCGACTGTCACGACAGGAGTTTTAGAACTAATCAACAGATCTGTAAAGAAGCTCGCCTGTGCAGCATCACCGCCGTAGGAAAAGATAAAAAGAATAATTGGCGTTCTTTTTTCGACGGGGACACCGATATCATCGTGGTTAATCTTGATAATAGTTTTCCCGAGATCAATTAATCTATAAGAGTCATCAAGCTCATAATCAATGAAGAAAATTCTTTTCTCTCTATTGTTCCAATAATCATATTCATCCGGTGAAGGAATGTCGCTTTCTTTTACGCCGCCAACAATAGGGATAGCAGTAATCATATCTTCAAAATCCATACAGTGTACTCCTTTTAATCCTATCTAATTATTCGACGTTCTCTTTTTCTTTGACGGCTTCGTTGAAGCTGTTGCGAAAATGTTCATCGTTCTTGAACACAAAAACGGTTCTCTGTTTGTTTTCTTTGTTCGGTTTAATGTCGACAATAGTATTGCCAAGTTTCAGTAGCGCTCTCGCAACATTGGGAGAGAAGATAAGTTTCGTTTCTTTACTTTCATCAATAACGTTTGCCATATTTTTTTTAACTCCTTTTATATGTATGTTTTGTTTTGGTTCCGTATCAAAGATCGTCGAATGTTATGAGCGACTGTCCCTGATTTTCTTTTTCAAAAGCTGCGTTGTCTTAAGTCCGATGTTGAGTATGTAATCATAACGACTTTTGATAACGCTCTGCAATTTGAAATTCTGTATTGGTTCAAATTTACATGTCAGCTTTAACCCTGGAAACAGGCCGATCTCAACATTGTCTCCGGATGCGAATTTCTCCACAATCGATTCATATAAAGCATTGATCACATCCGACACATCATAGTAGTTGAGATTATTTTTGTCGGCTATTTCCCGAATAAGTACCCTTCGCGGATAATATCTCACATCACTTTTATTCTCCATAAACAATCCTTCTCCATAGGAAAATTAAAATCTTCATTACAGCAATATATTTAATAAACGCTTAGTTCACAATTGAGTTCTTTTTCCTCGATTTTATAGCCAATTCCGAACATAAAAACGTCATCACCGTAACCGGTAATTTCTTTCACTTTTGTTGATGACTGCATTATAGCGTTCATAAAACTTTTATTGCCGCATGTAAACAGGATGTCCATCAAAACATTTTTGATGTTGGTATATTCTTTGTTCTCAATATTCTGAAGAAGATAATACATAGTGGAAAAGCCGATGACCTCAGAGTTAATATCCATTGTTAAATAGTCGTATAACATCTGAGTTCTCTGATGCTTCTCTGGCATTGTAATGTTGCTGATAGCGTAGATCCTGTTTCTGTCTGTTATGTATGTATTAATCTTTTTAATTATACTATCTACCTGTTTGTGATTAACTCGGCTTGTCCGGTATTGGCTGCTATCAAGAATAGCAGAGAACGGTAGCCAGTTTTTCTTGTACGGCGTCTTTACCTTAAAGCTATTAACAATGGACGCTAGGTAATCCATTGATGTATGGTATTTAAGGTAAGCCTTTTTCTCTGAATCATAATATCCTTTTTGTCTCGATATATGACCGAAGAAAAACGGTAAGCGTTTCTTGCCATCGGCAGTGGTCAACTCAGCTTTATATTTCTTTCTGATCGTATCAAGCTCGCCGACTAAATTAACTCCGAATTCCTTCTTGGCGGAATCAATAGCAAGACCAGAGGCAACACTTAAGGTACAGATGTCGTAGTAAATATATTTGATATCATCATATGTCGCGCCGTGATACATCTTATCCCAGAGGAGACTATTCAACTCCTGAGACAAGTTAACAATCTCGCCGATGAGGTTGGTAGCAGTGCGAATATCAAGGTCGCATTTCTGCTCAGCCGTATAATAACGCTTAAGTTTTTTGGCCTCAACGAATGATGTTGCAATCTTAAACTTGCCATAGTTTCTAGACGCCGCTTTTATTAAATGCTTATTATTTGTTATCAAGATACTATCAGAATCAAAATCGGCCCCCGCTAATCTTTGTAAACAGTTCTCGTTGATACTGTTAATACATAGTATCTGTTCGGTGATATTCATATAGCGGTCGATTTCTTCGTTGGCAGTATTCATTGGTAGCCATACATTTGATAAAGATATGTGCGGCGATCTTGAACCAAGAATTGTTTGACCGTAATCAAATCTTGTCGTGTGCACGTTGCCTACACCAAGCTGGCTGTTACCATCAAAAGCGCCGATTGCCTGCTGTAACATCTCAATCGGATTACCAAGCAATACTCCGTAACATCCTTCGACAAACACCTTGCCATTCTTAAGCTGTTTATAATACGACGCCATTAAATCATGAAGAAAGTTTAAGTAATATCGCGTCTTAGTAAAGTTGTCGTTGATAGCCATTAGATTATAAACGATATCATTCTTTGTATCCATCGGTGACTGCGTGAAATCAAACTCGTCTATTGAAGGATACTTTATGTAGTACCTGACAACTTCTGGTCTATCGCGGAGCATCTGTGCGAAATCCAGCGACTCTTTTAAAAACTCACGCGTCTCTTCTTCAGACATTTGAATAGAGTTTATTAGCTGATAATGTACTTTAACAATCCTTCCGCCAAACGCATGCGGCGGCTTCTCGTATTTAACAACGCCAAACTCGGGATACAGATGATCAAGCCAGGCATCCAAAGATCCGAATTTCAAATACTTAATAGAACTAGGTGTAGTGATCAGCTTGATATCCGAAATTGATCTCGCTCTTGTTTGACCGTTGAGTTGCGACACATCGGTAATACCGTTATCTGCAAACCAGTCTTGAATGTTGCCGTTGAAACAGCAGCTCTTGAAGAAAAGATTCCGTAGCAGAATCATTCCTTTGTCCGCATAATCACCCATTGCGCTTTTGTCTATAATGCTCTGACCGTCCCATATAGAGTTTTCAACCGTGCAGTTCTCTTCAGATGTTACAAGTTTTCCGTCAACGTCGCGCACAACAATGGCGTCATCTTTAAAGACAGAAGTATAGTCGTCAACGACAAGTATGTTTTCAGGAGACAGTGGGATAGTGTCGATGATACTGCTTGCCGTTAGGGAGATATACGATTCATAAGCAGCAAGATCGACTTCCTGTCCTTCTTCAAAATGAATACCGGCGGAAGAGTATTCGAGCAAAGGTTTATATAAAGCTTCGTTTATAAACAAACATCTGCCTTGCCTGGCTGATCCGGCCGATCTTTTACACCTAACATAGTGAATGCCGTCGCAGATGAATCCTTTTTCATAAACCTGTTTGCGGAGTTTCGCAGAAGTCTTTAACGTACGAAAACCTTTGGTTTGTTTGTATACAGGGAATAAAGTTCCGTTCTTTTCTTCTTTGTCGAGTTTGAAGTATTCCGGTAGCTCATCTGTCTGGATCAGCGGAAGAGATGTGTCGAGTTTCTTTTCAAGGATAATCCCGACAATCTCCCCATCCTCATTTCTAGCTATGCAGTTTTCAAAGATCAAATCCCTGTAATCATATCCGACTTTCACAAACGTGCCGGAACTCATTTGGTTCCAGTCCTTTGTTGAGTATTTAAAAGTTACATTAATTAGCTGTGTTGAATACTCGTGTTTTCTAACCTTAAAAGAAAATTTATTATTATTGTATATCCGGTGATGAATTCTTCGAAGTTCTATAAGGTCAAGTGAATAGTCAAATGAATTAATAAAACGACGAAGGTTCCAGGACCCGTCTTTTAATTTCAGATCATATCCCACCGGATTCTCTTTAATATAGCTGGCGCTTAAGTCCAGATCTTTTGCATCAATAGACGGAATATAAACCTGTTTACCACTCATTAGTTTTCCTCTCTTTCCTCGGATTTGCTTTGTAGTTCAAGATCATAATCCCAGTCTTCGAGGAAATGTTGTAGATGTAATGCCGGGTTATAATACTCGGCAGAATAATAATCTGATTTGCGTACCTCTCCGCCGAAATGGCGGTGGCGCTCATCACGTTCCGATAATGACCTGTTTACTATACTCAATAAAATCAACTCCTTGATTGCTATACTGCAGCATTTTCATACCCCCTTGTTGGTAGCTAAGAAATATTAATTGCTTATTTATCTGTACACTGATTATTTATTTCGTTCTGCGCTTTCAGTTGGTCAACGCGGACAGCCATCCATTCCTCAAGCGTCAGCGGAACATAGTTAGAATACATACAAAAACAGTTAATGAGGTTGCAGGGAATCGGCGCCGGTTCGTTGACACCTCTAATATCCCGTTTCTTACTCATTGTGCTTAGCTGGTAATTCCGTACAAGCACCTCATCATATGTATCATGGACATGTCCATACAGCATAAATGATCTCGGTGCGCCGTTTGCGTCATATCTGTACTGGCCGTTGTAGCACATGATAGGATAGTGACATAGACAAATTTTACGTCTATTGTCGTTCAGCTCGGCGTATGGTTTAATCCATTTAAACAGCGCCGGATTGAATTCTGGATCTTTCAGATATCTGAAATCATGATTCCCTTCAATCAGATATTTGCGACCATTTAGGCGGATGAGTATCTGGGCTGTCTCAGCTCCGGAACCAAATGACAGATCGCCGAGAATAACAACTTCGTCGTTTGGGCGCACACGCGAGTTCCATTGATGAATCATAAATTCATTCATCTGTTCAACATCACCAAATCCGCGCTTGTCCATACCTAGAAGAAGTCCAGTATGGTAAAAGTGAAGATCCGAAATATAGTACCTCATAATTATCACCTGATCTGTAGCTCGCCAGTAATCAGTTCCTGAATATCATAGTCCCCTGGGACATCGCGTACCGAGGACAGGACGGTATTTGGTAGATCATAAACGATCTCACTGTGATCTTCGACTCTTACCCAAGATAGCGTCTTATCTTTGTTTGCTCTGACAACAACTCCGCCGGCAGCGGCCAATCCTTCAAGAAGTTTTCGATCTTCCTCTGACACTCTATATGGCGAAGGAACCACCATATTGTAAAATGCCTGCTGATCAATCTTCGGGAAGATGCTGTCTTTAAATGTGTGTTCACGGGCGTAACTCTTCAGAGTGAACGCTGCGTCCACGGCTTCTTTGTCTGTAACTCCAACTTTTAAAATGTGTGCCATAATAATTTAATCTCCTTAATAATTTCTACGACAGCTCAAATTCCAAAACTAAGATGCGGAAGATGGGCTACCAACACAATCTGCCCTTACGTGTCTAATTATACAATGTCGGAAGCGGGGATGTCAAATTCCGCAAATTGAATATTTAATATATGTTCACAATGCCGGTGCTGAAATAAATCCGCCGCTTACGTCCGCGCTTATATATATAATATAATTAGAGTATATATTCTTATAGTGTTAATATATAGTTAAATATAAATATAATATATTATATATAATATAATAATAAATAT